ATGAAGATTTGAAAACTTTAATCAAAGAAGCTAGAGAAAAATTACATAAGGAGAAATAAAGATGAACGAGTTAATAAAAATAAATTCTAATAATACTGTATCAGCAAGGGAATTACATGCATTTTTAGAAAGTAAGGAAAGATTTTCTAAATGGTTTAATAGAATGTTAGGTTATGGTTTTGAGTTAGGTAAAGATTTTGCAAGCGTACCAAAAAGTACACCTGTTAACAATGGTGGAATACAAATGTTAGAAGACCATGAAATTACTTTAGATATGGCGAAAGAAATTAGTATGTTGCAAAGAAGTGAAAAAGGAAAACAAGCTAGAACATATTTCATCAACTGTGAAAAGAAATTAAAGGAAGTTGTTAAAAAGCCTTTAACAACATTAGAACAATTAAAATTACACTACCTAGCTTTAGATGAACAGAATAAGGAACTTAAACAAGTTAAAGCAGATGTAACAGATTTAAAAAATAATATGCCACTTTTTAATATAGAATGTAAAGACCTACAACAAGCTGTAAGAGCAAAAGGTTGTGAAGTATTAGGTGGATATGGTAGTAAAGCATATAAGAGTAATTCCATAAGACAAAAGGTATATATAGATATACAACATCAATTAAAAAGAGAATTTGGAGTAAGCCGATATGAAGCTATAAAAAGACAATATTTAGCTACTGCACATATGATTGTAGAAAATTATACAGCACCAACATATTTAATAAATAAAATTTATAATGAAAATAATCAAATTCCATTTAGTGATTTAGGTGCGACAGCTTATTTGTAGCAACTATTAAATTAATTTAAAACGTTTAAATGATGCATTAGTAAATTTATTTAATTCTATCATGCTTATTTTATTTTAATAGGCATGATAGGGTTAACAGTTAATTATAATTTAAAACAGTTTAAAAGGAGCGTTAAATAATGAAGATAAGAAAATGTGGAGAAATAAGAAAAAGTTTTGTTATAGAAACTTTGGTTAAGAAGATAGACTTTATAAATACTGAATTAGATAATATATGTTCTAATATTACTATTTCAGAAAATACAAATAAAAAAATTAATTTAAATGATATAAAAGAACAAATAAGAGAAATACAAGATTTTATAGACAACTAAGGAGCAATAAAAAATGTATAAATCAAAAAGACCTAAAAAGATAACTGTTGAATATGAGGATAAGGCAGAAAAATATATAAAAAGTGGTGTAGTAATTTCATTAGAACCAGTTCTGGTAAAAGGGATTAAAAAGATAAGAACTGATATAGCAATTATGAAAATGGATAAAAAATTATTGGAATATGCAGCTGAAAGATTACAGGAAATTATAAAGGAGATTAAATAAAAATGGCTGAAAGAAGAATGTTTTCAAAATTGATAATAGATAGTGATATGTTCTTAGATATGCCATTATCTACACAAGCTTTGTATTTTCATCTTAGTATGAGGGCTGATGATGATGGTTTTGTGAATAATCCTAAAAAGATACAAAGAATGATAGGGTGTAATGATGATGATCTTAAAGTACTAATAACTAAAAAATTCATTATTCCATTTGAAAGTGGTATTTGTGTAATAAAACATTGGAAAATACATAATTATATTAGGAATGATAGATATAAACCTACAATCTATGAATGTGAAAAACAAATGTTATCAGATGAAAAGAATAAAACTTATGAATTAATTAGTGATGGTATACCAAATGTCAACCAAGTGGATACCGTAGGTATACCAAATGGATACACAGGTAAGGTTAGGTTAGGTAAGGATAGGATAGATAATAGTATATCTAAAGATATACTTGTATCAAAAAATTTGATACCAATAGTTGAAGAATGGAATAATCTTAATTTATCTAAAGTAAAAAGTGTAAAAGGAAATAGATTGAAAATATTAAATGCAAGAATTAAAGAATATGGTATTGATAGTATTATTGAAGCTATTAAAAGTATAAATAAGAGTAGTTTCTTGAAAGGACAAAATAATAAGAATTGGATTATAACTTTTGATTGGCTTATAAAACCTAATAATTTTCCTAAGGTTCTTGAAGGTAATTACATAGATAAAGAAGGTGTAAATAGTGCAACAAATATTACAAAGGATAATGAAACAAGCTCAAAGCCAAAATACGACTTCTCATGCTTTGAATAACATATATAAGTGTAATAAGTGTCATGATACTGGTTTTATTGAATATGATGGCGTATGGAGGCGTTGTGAATGTTATGAATTGGATTATGCTAAAAGGCTTTGGAGTAATTATGGAGTAAATCCAAAAGACATAAAAATGTTAAAAGAGTATGAACCATATAATGACATTACTAGACAGGCTAGAGAGAAGGCAATAGATTATATTAAAAGTTTTAATGATATAGAAAAACATAGAGAAAATAATTTTTGTCTTATGGGGCAGAGTGGAGCAGGAAAAACACATATTATAACTGCTATAGGTAAAGCATTATTAGATAAAAAAATCCCCGTAGTCTATATGCCTTATTTAGAAGCTATTAGAGAGTTAAAATCATGTAGTATGGACTTAGAATATTATGAGAAGTTAATAAACAAATATAAGCGTGCTAGGGTGCTTATATTTGATGATTTATTTAAAGATAAAATAAGACAAGGAAATCTAATAGGAGATTTAAAAGAAAGCGATATGAAACATATATATCCTATTTTAAATTATAGATATTTAAATTATTTACCAACTCTTATAAGTACTGAATGTACACCTCAACTCTTAATAAAATTAGATGAAGCATTAGCAGGAAGAATATTAGAATGTTGTGGTAAGAGATTTGGAGTTGTATTTAAAAACGATTGCAATTATAGATTAAAACAATTCTTAGAATAAATACTTAAACTAGGAGAATAAAAAGGTGGATAAAAAAATTTTTGAAAAGACAGAATGGAAACTTTATAGATATTTTGAAAAAGATAAGAAAATAAAAAGTCTTGATAATAAAATAAGACTATTAGAAAGTCATATAAAATTAATAAATGAAAAGATAAAAAATATGGATATATCCATTCCAATAGAAAGCAGAAGCATTAGTTTTGATGAGAAAGTACAAGTTAGTAATGATGGTACAAGCTATGTTGAAAGAACAATGATAAATATAATAGATAGGCTAGAGAGAGAAATTATAAATAATAAAGATGAAATTATAAAACTTGAAGAATTAATTAGAAAAATAAAAGAAGATAATAAAATGTTAGATGATTATATAATATATTTAAATAATGATTATAAGAATTTCTTAGAATATAAATATAGGGATAAACTTAAAAACTGGCAAATAGCGAATAAGCTAAATATAAGTGAAGTTACTTGCACTAGAATAAAAAGAGAATTAATAAATGATATTTCAAGATGGGAAAATAGTTTTTTAATTTAAGTGAAATTTTGTGAAATTTTTTGAAATATTTTGATAGATTATAAGAAAAAACATGTGAGATAATATGTATGTAAGAAAAATAAAATTCCTTTGGATTATGATGTGGATTACGAAGAATCTAGTTAAGCTAGGTTCTTTTTTATTTATAAAAAAATAAAAAAGAGTGTGGTGACTATGAATTATGTAGAACCGATAAGAGATTCAGACAAGATAAGAGAGTTAGCAAATTACCTAAGAAATTATAGTGAAAGAAATTATATTATGTTTTTAATTGGAGTTAATAGTGGATTAAGAATAAGTGATATTTTAAGGCTTAGAGTTAGAGATGTTAAAGGAAAAGATTACATTTCATTAAGGGAAAAGAAAACCAAAAAACAAAGGATATTCCCTATTACTCCAATGTTAAAGAAAGAATTAAAAAAATATTATGAAGGAAAACATGAAGATGAATTTCTGATAAAATCTCAAAAAGGATATAACAATGCAATAAGTAGGGTTAGAGCATATAAGATTCTCAGTGAGGCTGGAAAAGTATTAGGACTTTATAATTTAGGAACTCATACTTTAAGAAAGACATTCGGTTATCAATTTTATACACAATATAAAGATGTTGTTACTTTACAAAAGATATTTAATCATTCAAGTCCTGCAATAACATTAAGATATATTGGAGTGGAACAAAATCATATTAATAATATGATAAAAGGTTTTAAAATCTATTAAAAGTAACATATTGAGGCTATGTTAAGTTTTATATTTTAAAACTGCTTCTAACATGCATTATTATTATAGTTTGTGATAGTTTTAGAAAAGTAACACAATTAGTATTATGTTATGTTTTTTTGAGTTAAAAATCAGGTGGAAAAATGAAAAAGTTTTGTAAATTATGCAATAGAAATGTTATAGATATTAAAGAAAGATACTGTAATAGCTGTAAGGCTAAGATAGGAATTAGGCATAGTATTTATAAGAAAGATAGAAAAGATACTAAGGAACAAAAGTTTTATAGTTCTAAGGAATGGTTAAGGGTAAGAGATATTATAAGAGGTTTAGATAATAATTTATGCCTTATGTGCTTAGATAGAAATGAATTGAATAACTCAGGTACAATACATCATATAGAAGAATTAAAAGATAATTGGTCAAAAAGATTTGATAAAGATAATCTAATTTCTTTATGTGAAAGTTGTCATCAAAAAGTTCATAGAAAATATCTAAGTAATAAAGAGGAAATACAACATGAATTAAAGGTATTGATTAAAAGGTATAGAGAATAGAGAGAAAGAAGATGATTATATGCCATTAATAATGAGTGGAGTTGCTGTGTGGTTAGTTGGCTGTATGGGAATAGCACATTATGGAGCAAAAATGGTTATGTATTTTTGTTAAGAATATTTATATATTTACTTGATTGGTATGACCAATTATGTTATATTAAATTTGTATTCAATATTTTTAAATTTTCCTTATATAACAATTAAATTTTTTCACTAAAATATAAATAAAGAACTAGATATTTAGTTCTTTATTTTTTTATTTTGGAATGGTTATAAAAAATAATGTAGGGGGTAGGTCTAAAAATTTAGGCTAATATTTGAAAAGTCGCTCCAGTAGGTTTCTTTTCACAAAATTCTAAAAAATAATAAAGGGGGGGGTAAAATTGGCGAGAGGTAGACCGAAAAAACCGTTAGAATTACAAAGTGGAAATTTAACAAAAGAGATTCAAGAAACCAAGGAACTTGAAGAACAAGAAATAAGAAATTTAAACAAAAACCAACTTGCTAAACCTCCAACATGGTTAAGAGATTCAACAGCTAAAAAAGAATGGAAAAGATTAAATAAAGAATTAGAAGAAATAAGCGTTATTTGTAACCTAGATTATAATAATTTGGGTGCATATTGTAACGCTTATTCTTTTTATGTACAAGCTACGAAAGAATTAGATAAAGAGCCACTTATAACAGAATTTACTAATAAGGCTGGAGTAACAAATTTTATTGAAAATCCACTTATAAGAATACAGTTAAAATATTCAGATGAAATGAAAAAATTCGCTAGTCTTTTAGGTCTTACAATAGATTCTAGGCTTAAAATTGCTACTATAAAAAACCAAAATAATCAGAATGATTTGGTTGATGATTTCGGAGATATTTAAATTATATGACTATTTTAGAGGAATTAATTGAGTATGCTAATTTATGTTTAGGAGATGTAAAAATCTCTGAATATGAGGATTATATAAGCTGTAAAAAGCATAAAAATGCTTGTAAAAGATTCTTAAAAGATGTCCAAAATGCTAAAAATAATAAAGATTTTGAGTATTTTTGGGACGAAATAGAAGCGAAAAAAATAGTAAAGTGGTTTTCTTATTTAAGACATAGTAAAGGTGTTTTAGCTGGTAAACCTATAATATTAACTAGCTGGCAAAAGTTTATTTTATGCCAAGTTTATGGCTGGAGATATAAAAAAACTAGGTATAGAAGATTTAATAAAGTATTTACCGAAGTTGGTAGGAAAAACGCTAAATCTCAAGTGGAAAGTGGTGTTTCGCTCTATGAAATAGCTTATACATCTACTAAAAACAGAGAAATAAATGAAGCTTATACAGCTGGAGTTAAAAGAAAACAAAGTAAAATAATTTTCGATGAAGCTGTTTTAATGCTTAGAGGTTCACCTTTAAGGACTAAATTTAAAATTACTAGAGATAGAATCACTCATATCAAAAGTGGTTCTTTTTTAGAGCCATTAAATAAAGAAGATGGCAAAAAAGGTGATGGTACTAATCCAGCTTTACTTGTAATTGATGAATACCATCAACACGCTACTACTGAATTCTATGATTTATTTTTGGGAGCAAATACAAAAGAAAGTTTGTTAATGATAATAACAACTGCTGGTATGGATTTAACTTATCCATGTTTTACACAAGAATATTCTTATTGTAGTAAGCTTTTAGATTCTAACAATGATATAGAAAATGATAATTATCTGGTCGATATATTAGAAATTGATGAAAATGATGATATAGAAGATAAAAGAAATTGGATAAAGGCTAATCCTATAAGATGTTCTTATCAAGATGGAGTTAAAAAGATCGCTGATGAATTTAAATTAGCTAAGGAAATACCCGAAAAAATGGTTAGTTTTCTTACTAAATGTATGAATAAATGGGTACAAGCAAAAGAAAATGGCTATATGGATATGGCTAAATGGAAAGCTTGTGAAGTTAATAAAATCCCTCATGATTTAAAAGGAAAAGACGTATTTGTTGGATTTGATATGTCCGCTAAGATTGATTTAACATCTGTAGCCTTTATTATTCCTATTTTAGTTGATGGAGTAAAGAAATATGTATGTTTTAGTCACTCTTTTATTCCAAATGAAGAAAAATTAAGAGAAAGAACATTAAAAGACAAAGTTCCTTATAATGCTTGGAGATTAAATGGTTGGCTTACAGTAACAAATACGGAAATAGTAGACCAAAATAAAGTGATGGAATATGTAATTAACACTTGTAAAGAGAATAATTGGAACATATATCAATTATGCTTTGACCCAGCTAATGCAAGTAAATTGATGTTAGACTTACAAAACGAGGGCAACTATGAAGTAGTTGAGGTTTATCAGAGCCATAGGTCTTTAAATGAAGCAACTACAGGATTCAGAGAAGAAGTTTATCAAGCGAATGTTATCTATGAACATAATCCACTATTAAATTTTGCTATGAGCAACGCTGTAGTTAAATCTAACAATGGTTTAATAAAGATAGATAAAGATATATCCACTAAAAGAATAGACCCAGTAGACGCTTTGTTATGTGCCTTTAAACTGGCTTACTATTATGATGTAAATACTAATAACAATGATATTGATGAGTGGTTAGATAATGATACATGGTAAGGAGGTGAGAATATTAAATTATTTAAAAGAAGTAAAAAAATAAAAAATGAAACTGATTCTATTAGTTTAAATCCTACTATAAATGATTTAAACACCTTTTTTAATAGCTATGATATAAGTGGCTCTAAACTTACAAGTGCAACATATTACGCCTGTATGCTTATAAGATGTAATTCTATCGCTAAACTTCCTTTAAATCTACTTTTTAAAGATGATAAAGGTACTAAGAAAGCTGTTAATCATAGCGTTTATAATCTTTTAAAATATAGACCTAATGCCTTTATGTCAACTCATGATTTTTTATGGGCTACTGAATTTATGCGACTTGAATATGGAAATTCTTACTGGGCAGCTGATTCTGATAACAAAGGAAATATAACAGCTTTATATTTATTAGATAGCAGAAATGTAAGTATTCTAATTGATGATATAGGCATTATGGATAATATAAATGATATGTATTATGTCTATACAGATGTTAGAAAAGGGCAGTTAATTTATAATGCAAATAATATTATTCATTTCAAAAATTTTGCGATAGATGGGATTAGAGGTAGGGGTATTAAATATTACCTTAGCGACCTTATAAGCAATGAACAATACGCTACTAATGTTATTTAAAATAGATATCAAACAGGGTTACAAGACCCCTTAATTGTAGAATATACAGGCGATCTAAATGACACTAAGACAGCTAAAATAAAAAATAAGTTTGCAAGTCTTGGAGGAGTTCAAAACGCTGGTAAAGTTGTTCCTATCCCTAGTGATTTTAAAGTATCACAACTCGAAACAAAGCTTGTAAATAATCAGTTTTTTGAATTACAAGGTATTACAGCAACACATATTTCTAATGCTTTCGGTATAAAGCCTTTTCAACTTAGTAATATTAATAAATCTACAGATGTTGAGGAACAAAATAAAATATTTTATAGTGATACATTACAAGATGTTCTAACCCTTTACGAGCAAGAAATAACTTATAAATTACTAAGTAATAAAGAAAGAATTAATTATTTCTTTAAATTCGATATAGATAGCTTATTAAGGAGCAATTTAACAAGTAGAACAGCGAGTTATATAGCAGGAATTAATAACGGGTATATGACACCAGCAGAGGTAAGAGAAAAAGAAGATTTACCGTATATTAATGGAACTGACAAGCTTATTATTGGAAATGGTGCAAGTATTCCATTAGATGATTTAGGAAAGCAATACATGAAAGGAGGAACATAATAAAATGAAAGTTATAAACTTTAAAAATAAGGCTGATAAAACAGTTGGAAAGTTAGAAATAAAAAATATAAACGGTAATAGTTCCATTAGATTTGATGGAGATATAGTGGACTCTGATTGGGATAAATGGAATGATACAGATAGTTGTCCTAGTGATGTTTTAGAAGCTTTAAATGGATTAAGTGGAGATTTAGATATTTATATAAATAGTGGTGGTGGTTCAGTTTTCTCAGGCATGAGTATTTATAATATTTTATCTAGGTACAAAGGTAATAAAACAGTTTATGTTGATGGCTTGGCTGGTTCTATTGCTAGTGTAATAGCAATGGCTGGAGATAAAATAGTTATGCCTAAAAATAGCTTTTTAATGATACACAAACCTTTATGTATGGTTGGAGGAAATGCCAATGATTTTAGAAAAATGGCTGATACCTTAGACACTATAGAGCAAGGAATTATTAATGTATATGCAACTAAGTTAAAAGATGGTGCAAACATAGGTGATATAAAATCCATGGTTAATAATGAAACATGGCTTACAGGAGAACAAGCCCAACAATATTTTAATATAGAGGTTAGTGAAGCTAATAATGCAATTGCATTTATAAGAAAAAATGATTTTCAAAATTATTTAAATGATAAATTACAAGAACCTAAACCAGTTAAAAATCCAAAACAACAAATATCAACACCAACTGTTGAAGATAAAGAACAATTAGAACTAGAAACAGAATTATTAAAATTAGAATTATAAAGGAGAAATTAAAGTATGAAATTAGCACAATTAAAAAGAGAATTAGAAGAATTAAGAAATGAAGCTAGATCCTTAATAGAAAATAAAGCTACATTAGAAGAAATAAAAAATAAAAGGCAGGAAATCGAACTTAAAAAACAAGAAATTGAGATAGAAAAAGAAATAGAAAACTCAATAAAAGAATCAACTCCAGCACCTAAAAATCCAATAAAAGATAAGATAAAAGAAAATGCTAATGTAATAAGAGCAATAATTAAAAAATGTATAGGAAAACAATTAACAGAGGTTGAAAACTCTTTATTAATTCCAACACAAACAAATCCTAATGGCACAAATGGAGAAGGTTATATATTACCACAAGATATTAGAACACAGATAGAAGAAAAGAAAAGAGAATATAAATCTTTAAGGACAATTGTCGGTTCTATAGAAACTACAGCCCTTACTGGTTCATTTCCAGTTGAAGATTTTGATACATTAACAGAACTAATCGATTTTACAGATGGAACTGATTTAAATGATAATGGAAATGAAATAAGATTTAGTAATGTTACATTCTCTTTAAAAGAAAAAGGGGCATTAATAAAGTTATCAAATACACTACTTGCCATGACAGATAATAATCTTGTAGCTTATATAGTAGGTATATTCGCTAAAAAGGCTGTATTAACAGAAAATAAAATGATATTAAAGACTTTACAATCTAATAAAACAGTAAAAGATTTAGTAGATTATAAGGCTTTAAAATCCAGTATAAACATTGATTTAGACCCAGCTACTTATAATTCTATGGTTATAGCTACAAATCAAGATGGATTTAATTTTTTAGATAGTCAATTAGATACAATGGGTAGACCGATATTACAACCTAATCCAGCAAATCCAACACAAAAGTTATTTATGGGCTATATAGTAGAAGTGTTTTCAAATTCTATGTTAGCAACTACTGGAGGAAAAGCACCTATTTTTTACGGAAGTTTAACAGATGGTGTTAAAGTTGTAGATAATGGAGCATTAGCATTTGCAACAAGTTTAGACGCTGGATTTATAAGCAATACAACACTTGCAAGAGTTATAGAATTTATAGATGTAGTTCAAGCTGATAAATCAGATAAATGTTATTGTTATGGAGAATTTACAATTTCACAAGCTACAGGAAGTAAGTAATTTATTTTTTAGTTAGAAAGTATCATTTACGATATACTCGTAAATGATACTTAACTTTAATAAAAGGAGAAAATTATGGATTTATCTACTGTTAAAGACTTTTTAAAGGTTGATTTTTCAGATGATGATTCTTACATCTTATTTTTAATTGATGTTGCAAAAGAATATATTACAGATTCTTTAGGATTCTATGATAATACAAGGCAAAAACAGAAATATTTATTATTAACATTAATACAAGATATGTATAATAATCGTTCATATACTGTTAAAGAAGATGAGAAAACAAGATTAATAATAAGAAGTATAGTATTACAGGAGCAATTAAATGTATAATGAAAGAATTATTGTTTTAAAAGAAATTGATACTATTGATAAAGATGGATACAGAACTAATAAAACTTATAAAGAAATTTATAAATGCTGGGCTAATATAAATAATCTATATGGCAAAGAATTATATAGTGCTTATACTGTAGATTTACAGAATACTTTAAATTGTAAAGTTAAGTATTGCAAATTATTAAAAGATACATTTTTAAATCTATCTGATAATAATAGAAAAAAATATAAAGTTAAATGGAATGATATTATCTATGATATATCTATGGTGGACTTTATGAGTTTTAATAAAAAGAATGTAGTATTTAAACTAGTTAATAACACTTAAAGGAGTTAATTATGGCTATAATGAGTATAACTGGATTAGATTTATTAATTAATAATTGCCAACGATTGGCTGGGACTGAAATAGTACAGAATACTAATAAAAAAATATTAAGACAAGTAGGAAAAAGTGTACAAGCTACAGCCAAAAATATCGCTCCTAAGAGTAAAAACCCATGGAATAGTGGACGAAAAGGAAGTAGAACAGGGCAACATATGGCAGATGTTATTCCTTTAAGTGGAGTAAAAAATAAAAATAATAACCAAATAATAAGTGTTGGGTGGACTAAAAGTGATAATAGTCCTTATTTTTATGCCAAATTTGTGGAGTGGGGAACAAGTGAACAAAAGGCTAATCCCTTTTTATTTAACGCTTCCCACCAGCATGAACAAGAATTAAATCAAATTGCCGAAAAAGAATATAATAATCTTTTAAAAATATTGGAGTAAAAAAATGAATCAACAAATAATTGAAAGATTAAAGCAATTTAATATCCCAGTATTTTATGGGTGGTATGATGATTCTATAAAGGATACACATATCACTTTTTTTAATTACTCCGACAATGAAAGTAGCTTTGAAGATGATAATAATACAACAATAGATTTATATTATCAATTCGATATTTGGAGTTATGAAAATATTGAACAATTAAAAAAAGATGTTAAAAAAGCTTTAAAGGATATTGGATTTATATATATAGCTGGAAATGATGATTTTGAAACTAAAAATAATAAAAGACTTTATCATAAAGCTATGAAATTTTATATAGAAGCACAGGAGGATTAATTATGGCACAACAAGTAACAAAAGGTAGAAGAATGGGCTTAAAAGATGTTTATGTTGCTTTAGTAACTAGCGATACTACAGCAGAATATGTTACAGATACCCCAGTTCTTTTAGCAAGGGCATTAAGTGCAAAAATTACAGAAAAGAAAACCACAGATACATTATATAGTGATGATACTATAGAAGATTTCGTCGAAAGTTTAGATTCTATAGATGTAGAAATAGATTTAGCAGACCTAGATCCCCAACAGGAATCATTATTAAGAGGTTCGACATTTGCAAATGGATTTTTAGTCGATAACGAAAATGACTTATCAAATACAGTAGCTATTGGCTGGAGGGCTAGAAGAACCGACGGAAAATATGAGTTTGTATGGCTATATTGTGGTCGTTTTAATCAAGATTCAGAAAATGATTATGAAACCAGAGGTGATAAGATTAAAACACAAAGTAGAACATTAAAAGGCTCTTTTAGACCTAGGTTTAAAGATGGAGATTGGCGTATAAGAGTAAATGAAGCTTATCTACAAGATTCTTATACAAGTGCAAAAACAGCAATACAAAGCTGGTTTTCTAAAGTGCAAGAAAAGGCAGAAAATACACAAAGTAATACTATTTCCCCCAGTTCTAATTAATAAAATAAAACAATCTTTAGCAGAAAATAATTATTATAATTTGTTTTCTGCTTTTAAAATATAAGGAGAAAAAAATGACTAATATAACTAAAAATATAACACTAGATACAACAGCATATAAAGATTTATTAAATAATAATGTAAAAGTATATAAATTTGATACAGTAAAAAATACATTTGAATGTATTGGTATATCTAACGTAGATTCTACTGGAGCATTAAAAATTATTGCACCATCTAATGGAACTTATTTTATAGCACCTTTAGACGCACCTATTTATGATAAAAATAATATGACTAATGTGTGGAAAGATAATTTTGATTATACTGGATTACCTAAAGACAATATATTTACTTATGATACAGGAAATAATAACGGGTGGGGTAATAAAGAATTAGAATATTATCAAGCCAATAACAAAGATAATGTAAATGTAGATAATGGAGTTTTAAATCTAGTTGCACAATATACTCCAGCTGGTGTTACAGATTCTACTGGAACATATAATTACACCTCTGCAAGATTAAAAAGCGTAGATTCTTGGCTTTATGGAAGGTTTGAAGTAACTGCAAAACTACCAAATTTACAAGCTGGAACATGGCCCGCAATATGGTTTTTACCTAAAACTGAAGAATTTGGAGCATGGCCCGCAAGTGGTGAAATAGATGTTATGGAAGCTATTAATAATAATCAAGACTTGATTCATGGTAGCTTGCATAGTGCAAACCAAAACTTTAAAAGTGCTAACTACCATAATACAGCTACTATAACTATTACAGATACAGAAAACACTTATAATGTTTATGGCTGTACTTGGACACCTGAAGCCATAGAATTTGATATAGATGGGATTAAATACTTTAGATATGAAAGGGATTTATCTAAGGAATATAATCCTAAAGATTTTCCGTGGACAACTCCTTTTTATCTTTTATTAAATATAGCGATTGGTGGGTCTTCTGGAGGTAATGTTAATAATGCTTTATTCCCTCAAACTATGGCTATAAAGGATATTAAAATCTATGATTTAGCGTTATCTAATTTTAGTTTAAATAACAATGCTAACAGCAATTATATATTAGAAAAAGCAGATAATGGATATGTATTAAAGAGTAAATTTGATAAAAAAAATATAATTGGTTTTACTTCTTATATAGATGGTTCTGCTAATGCAACAATAATTTTTAATAAGGACACTAATAAATTCGATATAGATTTAAAAAATGCTGGAAATAGCAACTGGAAAGTTCAATTTTTTGGTACTGGAATGTCTTTAAAAGAGAATACAACTTATTACTATAAAGCTAAATTTAATAGTAGTATCGCTAGAAAAATTTATATCGGAATGCAAAATTCTGCTGAAAACACGCCTTATTTTCTAAATACTTATAATGTTGTTACAGGAGAAAATACAATAACAGAGAAATATACAGCTACATCAACATCAGATTTAAATAATTTTATAATGTATTTAGGTGGACAAGATAGTAATAATCCTTTAGCAGAACACACAATAAATATAGAAGAGATTGCAGTAGGTACGAAGATAATTGATAATATAACTCCTTTGCATATTGATTATACATCTTTTATAAAAACAGCTTTAAACAACAATGAATATAATGGAACTTTTGCACAAATAGAAGTATAGGAGAATTGATATGAAGATTAAGTTAAATATAGATAGCAAAGAAAAAATATTTTATTTAAAGAAAGTTAAAGGTTCTTTATATAGAAGATTCTTAGAAATACAGCAGATACTAATTGATTCTGAAAACTCCGAAAAAGGTTATGGATTAGAACATTTTGATATGATGGTCACTTTTATATGCCAAGCTTTTAATAATCAATTTACAGAGAATGAATTATTAGATGATATAGGAGCAGATGAAATTACTCTAAAATTCTATGAAATAGCTAAATTCGTAAGCGATAAAACAGCAGAGGGCATGAAAAGAATCTCAAAAAACTAGGCGAGGAAGATGATAAAACATCTTCCTTTTTTGATGATTATGATAAAGAAAATGGCTATAAAGATGAAGAATTAGATGTCTTTGAATTAACAGATATTTTATATAACATATATGATTTTGCTATATCTGAGCAACATATGAACTTTGAAAGCTGTGAGAACATGGATTTTATAGCTTATTTAAATTACTTAGATTATTTATTTAATAGAAAAGCTGGAAAGGAGGTTGAGCATGAGTGTTAAAGTAAATATAGGTGCTAATAGTGCTGATTTCCAAAGACAAATGAAGCAAGTAACCCAACAATTAAAAAGCGTTCAAGCTGGCTTTAATTCTGCAAGTGAAAAAGCAAAAACATTTGGAAGTGTTACAGACAAATTAAAAGCTAAACAAAGTGAACTAGCAAATAAAATAAGAGGTCAGAACACCATTATTGCAATGAATAGAGATTATATAAGACAACTTAATAAAGAAATTGTTAATTATAAAAATAATAATTCTCAACTTGCTAGTAAAATAGCAGATTTAGAAAGAAAACAACAACAAGCAACAGAACAATTTGGGAAAGGTTCTAAAGAAGTAAGAGATTTAGATTCACAATTAAGTAAATTAAAAAATCAATATTCTGCAAATGAGAGGGCTATTACAAATTGCGATAATAAAATTACCAGCCAAAACACTAAGCTTGAAGCAAATAAAAAAGCTTTGTATCAAACTCAAAAGGCATTAAAAGATGTTGAAAAAGAATTAAATACAACTGGCTCAAGATTCGGGCAAATGGGCGAAAAAGCTGGGAGTATAGCTGGTAAAATGACACCTCTTTCCTTAGGACTTACTGGAGTTGGAGTTGCAAGTGCAAAGATGGCTATGGATTTGGAGACCAACATGGCTAAAATAGATACAATCGCTGGAGTAAGCAAAGAACAATTAGGTAGCATGAAACAAGGTATAATTGAACTAAGTGACCAAACTGGTTACAGTTCTAAGGAAATTTCCGATGATGTCTATGAAGCTATTTCCAGCGGACAAAGTGCAGGAGATGCTATTAATTTTGTTAGTAATGCTACTAAATTAGCAACAGCTGGTTTTACAAGTTCTAGTACAGCTGTTGATGTTCTTACAAGTGCTTTAAATGCTTATGGTTTAAAGGCTAGCGATATATCTAATGTAAATGATACATTAATAAAAACCCAAAATTTAGGTAAAATAACAATTGATGAATTAGGGAAAACAATGGGACAAGTAATACCAACCTCCGCCACATTTGGAGTATCATTAAAACAGCTAGGTGCTGGATATGCTACATTAACAGTTAACTCCGTTCCAGTTGCAGAAGCCACTACACAACTTAACTCTATGTTTAACCAATTAGGTAAAAGTGGAACTAAAGTAGCTGGAGTTTTAAAAAAAATAACTGGTAAATCATTTCAAGATTTAATGAAGCAAGGCGTAAGCGTTGGCGACGTAGTAAAAATGTTAAATGATTATGCTCAAAAAAGTGGACAACATCTTAATGATTTATTTACAGATATTGAAGCTGGTAGAGGTGCTATGGCTATTGCAAACGCTGGTAATCAATTTAATGATTTCTTAAACCAAATGGGTAACTCTGCTGGATTAACTGATGAAGCTGTAAAGAAAATGGAGGAAACCACAGGATTTAAGCTTAATAAAGCTTTAAACCAAGGGAAAAACGCTATGATTGAATTTGGGGATACAATGTCCCCTGTTATTTCTGCTGGTGCTAATGCTTTGTCGCTTTTATCTACAGCTTTACAACATTTAACTAATACCCAAAAAACTTGGATTGTAGGACTAGGGGCTGGCTTTGTAGCTTTAAACGGTGGCTTATTTGCATTTAGTAAAATGGCTAGTGTTGTAAGTACAAATATAAATATATTTAAAAAAGCTGGAAAAGGAATTAAAGATTTTGCAACAGGCGTAAAAGATGGAACATCTAAGATAAGCCCATTTTTAAATGCCATGAAATCAATTGGAAGTGTAATAGCTACTAATACTAAAAAGTTAGCTTTATATACAGCAACTAAAGCCAAAGACATAGCAGTAACAACAGCACAAATAGCAAAAGCAATAGCTGAAAGAACTGCAAAACTAGCAGTCGCAACCGCTACCAATATTGCAACTGTTGCACAAAAGGCTTTAGATATAGCAATGTCTTTAAACCCAATAGAAATGATTTTAATAGGAATAACAGCTTTAGTTGTAGCACTTGTTTTACTATATACAAAATGTGATTGGTTTAGAAATTTAGTAAATAAAATGTTTGCAGAAATTAAAACTGGATTTACAACACTTTTAACAATAACAAAGCAAGTATTTACAACAATAATTACAAGTATAACAGCTTTTGGTTCTATGCTTTGGTCTAAAGTAGGATTTATATTTACTAATATGTGGACTATTATAAAAGATATATTCGCTGGTGGATTACTGTTATTATTGGATTTAGTAACTGGGAATTTCACTTTATTAAAAAGCGATTTACAAGTAATTTTAGAAAGTATTTCATATTCTTTTACTAACATTTTAACAGGAATAAAAACAGGAGCTGTTCAAATTTTTACAGCTATTAAAACAGCTATAATTGCCAAAGTAACAGAATTAAAAAATAATGCTGTACAATCTTTTATAACACTAAAAGATAATGTAATAAATACAGTAATTAATTTAAAAAATAGTGCAGTACAAGAATTTGAAAATATTAAAAACTCTATAATTACAACTGCTGAAAATGCTAAAAACGGTATAATACAAGGGTTTAGTAACATGAAAAATGGTGCTATTAATATTATTTATTCTCTTAAAAATGGAGCAATAAATGTATTTGAAAGTATTTTAAATTTCTTTTATACATTACCTGGTAGATTGTATAGTATAGGCTCGCATATGTTTAGTAGCATGAAGAGTGGTGTAACTGGTAGTATTTACGGAGTTAAAAATGCGATCGTAAGTGGAATTAGTAGTGCTTTAAGCTATTTAGCTAGTTTACCATCTAGGGCTTATAGATACGGAGTTGATTTTATACAGGGTATGGTTAACGGTATTAGAAACATGATAGGAAGCGTAGAAAATGCTGTTTCTAATGTCGCTAATACAATAAGAAGTTATCTTCATTTCTCTGTTCCTGATGTCGGACCTCTAACCGATTATGAAAGTTGGATGCCCGATTTTCTTAATGGGTTATCTAAAGGAATAGAAAAAAATAAAGGACTTGTTAAAAATGCTGTAAATGGATTAGCTGGAGATATTAAAACAGGATTAAAAGGAGAAATTAATTTAAGTTCTCAGAACGCAACTATTACCCATGTAATAGAGGGTTATAAAAATAATAAAGAAAAAAATAATAGACTTATACAAGTAAATCTACAGGTCGGTTCTAAAACTATTGCCAGCACTCTGGTCGACGATTTAGGAAAAATAATATCTAAGAAACAAGGAGCAAGGGGGATAACAAAAGGTGTTTTATCTAATATTTAATAATAAAAATTCTTATACAGATTTTAATTTGAGGATTACTAAAAGACCAGTTATCCCAGCCCCAGTTAAAAATATAAATAAAATAGAAATTACAGGGCATGATGGCGATTTGTATGAGGATTTAGGAGGATATGCAGATATAAAAATAGCTGTTGATTTTAATTTTATAGATAAAGATAATATAAAAAATAGCTGGAGAAAAATAAAATCTTGGCTTAACAATGCACAAGATAATAAATTAATTTTTAGTGATGATATAGAATTTTATTATAAAGTTAAAAATATTACTCTATCTGAATTAACTATAACTAAAAGAATCTTAGGTACATTTACAGTAACGTTTATTTGTGAAGCTTATTGCTATGATATAAGTGGATTAAACTCTATACAACTAAGTAATAATTCTATCCTATATAATTACTTAGATACATCTAAACCACTTATAAAGGCTTATGGTGGAGGTGTATCAACTATAACAGTAAATGGACAAAGTTTTGTTATAGATGTAGGAGAATATGTTTATATAGATTCTGCATTAGAATTAACATATAAAGATAAAAATACAGCTGGTAATTTACAAGTTGGAGAATATCCAGTATTGATTAATGGAGAAAATTTAATATCTTGGGATTCTAATATAACAAAGTTAGAAATCCAGCCCAACTGGAGGTGTTTATAATGGTTACTTTTGAATACTATAAAAACTCTAATAAAAATTATAAAAATAATGGAGATATTAAAATCCCATTACTTGATGGAACTCTAACTTTTGAAACTAATAGCACCAATGAAATTGAAATTGAAATACCTTATGATGAATTTGATCGCTGGAAACAAATCGAAAGATTTGGAATAATAAAAATAAAAGTTCCCTATATAAAAAGTAAACAACTATATAGAATCTATGATTTAGAAAAAGATATGTTAAGCTACAAAATAAAAGCAAGACATATCTTTTTTGATTTAATAGATAATATTTTATTAGATAATAGACCTACTAATTGCGATTGTGAAACAGCATTAAATAATATACTAACAGATACAGGCTTTACAGGGCAAAGTAATATTCATATAGGTAATACAGCCTATTATATAAATAAGAACTGTATACAGGCGATTTGTGGGGATATAGACCAATCTATTATAAATAGATGGGGTGGAGAAATACTGCAAGATAATTTTAAAGTAATAATAAACGATAGATTAGGAGCAAATTATGGAGTAAAAATTAAATACGGTTTAAATATGGAAAATGTTTCGCTAGATGATAGCACCGATAATATTTGCACTAGAATTTACCCCCTAGCATTTAATGGGGTAATGCTACCTGAGAAATTTGTTAATTCTCCAATAATTAATAACTATCCAAAATTTAAATGTAATTTTGTAAGTATGGAGGATTTAAGATTAAAAGATAAAGAAACAACACAAGAAGAATTACAAGATGATACAGTAACATACTTTGATACAGAAAATGAATTATATACAGCCATGAGAAAAAGATGTAATACCTTATTTGCTGGTGGTTTGGATAAGCCCAATATTAGTGGAACTGTAAATATGATAGCTTTAGAAAATACTTTAGAGTATGCAGATTTTAAAGAACTGGTTAATGTCGGAATAGGTGATACTGTAACAGTAGAGCATAAAGATATAGGTATAAATATAGAAACCAGATGTGTGGGTTTTGAATATAACTTAGTTACAGAAAAATATAACAAAATCGAATTAGGTTCTATACAACAAAATTATTTTTATAAACAGTCTGATATACAAAATACTGTTAACAATATACTTAATAAAACTAATGGAATAATAGGCGATGATGGCTATGTAAAAGCCGAAAAAATAAGAGGAACTATTAATGCTAACAATACCCAAATGCAAGTGATGAGAAATGTGGCTACAGATAGTCCAGTTAAGGCTATTTTATTTGAGGATAATGTAAAAGATAGTCCAACATATGGAGCAATGGCATTAGGTACTATGGGCTTTATGATAGCAAATAAAAAAACTTTAGATGATAAAGATTGGGATTGGCAAACATTCGGGAATGGTTCGGGATTTACAGCTAACTTAATAAAAACTGGTAAATTAGTAGGAGATAATACCAGTATAGATTTGGACACAGGAGTGATTGAAAGCATTATGAATGACGGAAGTAAAGTAATAATTAATCCAGCCGAGGGCTTTTACAATGAGTTCGGAGATTCTAAAAATGAATATTACCATCTTAGTTATGCTGGTGAAGTTGGATTTACAAGTACCCAAATAAAAACTATCCAACTTCCCGATGAATTTAAGGGTAAGAATTTTAAAATAATGGTTTTCCCTAAGCGATTAGATGGGGCAAATAATCAGTTTACAGATGGTATTGGGGACGCAAATCATGTCCTAACTGAATGGGGTATAAACTTCGATAATACATCTGCTTACTGCAACTATGAAGCTGGGACTTTCCAAGCTTACATGTATAGTACATTTTTAGATTTAAGTAGCAGAACATTTGTAAATGCAAATCCTATAATGGGATTTTTAGCAATAGCATAAGGAGGATAATATGGCTATTAAAAATTTTAATTTTATTGTAGATACAATAAACGTAAATAATAATATAGTTGCTAATGTAAAGCAATTAGATTCTGCAATATTTAATATTACAATCACGGAAAATAACCAGCTTAAAGATTTAACTAATCAAACTTTAAAGCTATTTGTAAAAAAAGCTGATGGCTCTATACTAGTCCAAACAGATAATATAAGTATTACAGATAGTAAGAACGGTAAAATAAGCATAAATATTAATAATAGTATCTTTGCAAGTGCTGGAATTGTAATCGCAGAAATAGACATTAATGGAGATGATGGAGATATTGCAACTGCTACATTTAGCTTTAATGTTTATGCAAAAATTGGCGATAATGAAGCTGTTAAAGCGAATGTCGATATAGATTTATTTAAGCAAATAACCGACCTAATGGCACAGGCGACAAAAGAAATAAATGATTATAAATCTTTTTTTGATAGTTTTACAACAGCTGGTGTAAGTGTACAAGGCTTAGCAGATATAAAAGCTTATATAGATAATAACTTAGCTAATCTAAAAAGTGAAAGTAATACAGCTAATACATTAGATAACACACTAAAAACAACTATACAAGATAGTGTAACAGCAAAAACAGATTTAAATAATACTATCTTAAATAGTTCAACAGCACAAAAGAGTTTGGAGCAAATTATAAACAAAGCTAATAATCAAGGATACCTGACAACAGATGAATTAAATAAAACATTAGATACTTTTGTTCCTTATCTTATTTGGCAAGGGATAACCAGCGATAATTGCAATACTCTAGTTAAAAATGGATTCTATTCTGTAAATGCAACTGCTATAAAAGCAACAGATGTAAATTATCCCTTAGATGGGGAATGGGCATTATTATTTGCATGGAGTACACAAGGAGCAACAGACGGAGGAACGGTAATACAGCTATTTTATGGACTAACTTCTAAAAGATTATTTTATAGAATGTTTAACGATAGTGGCTGGAGAGATTGGGCAGAAATTGTTACAACAGATACATTAAATAAATCCTTAGAAGATATTAAAACCCTAATTGATACTAAAATACAAGAAATAAAACCAACTACAATTAAAGGTATAACAGAAAACTCCAATGGTATTATTTTAGAGGATAATCAAAGTTGGAAAAGTTTTAGTGCAAAAAGAAAAGTAAATAATCAACTAGGAAGTTTAGAATTAGGAATAGATACACAATATAATAATCCAGCTTTAAGCTTACATTTTCTACTTAATAAAACATTGCAAAGCACTTTTGAAATGCTTGTTAATGGAGAATTTAAATTAAAAGATAATATAGGAACTGGAACAACAGCTTTATTATTTTGTAACAATAATGGAGAAACAGATAAAGGTTGGATAGGCAAATATAACAACGATCAATTTACTATTAAGGCTAATTCAGATGATTTAGTTTTAACTAATAATTACGGTTCTAATATTAGAGTAGGACAAGGAGGATATTTTTATCCCGATTCTGATGGACATTGGGCTTTAGGTAAAAGTGGATATAGGTGGAGTAATTTATATACAAAAAATATTACCAATTCCTCCGACCGTAATTTAAAAGAGAATATAAAATATTTAAATACAACAGCAACTAATTTTAAAGATACATCTATAACAACAGATGATTTATATAATTTTGTAAAAGATAATTTAAAATTAGCAACATATGATTATAAAGATACAGGGAATGAAGATGAATATTCCAAAGGGAAATTAGGATTTATAGCACAGGATTTTTTAAATAATCCTATTGGACGAAGTATAGTACAACAAGAAGATGATAGCTATCTTTCCTATGATTTAAATAATTATATAAATCTACTTGCTGGAGCATTGCAAAAAGCAATACTAAACATAGAAAACTTAAAAGAATTAAGTCAGCTTTCTAGTTCAACAGCTTTAAAAACAAGCCTATTAGGAACACAAATTTCTAATTTAACAATGCAAAATTTACAGCTACAGCAAAGAATAAAAGCTTTAGAAAATAAATTAAATATAAATAATTAGGAGTGATTTTATGACAACTTATAATATGTGGAAAAACTTTTATTTATGGGATTTCTGTACTAAAGATACATTACAACTCTTAGTAGAACTAGGACAGTTAACACAATATGAAGTTAATCAAATTATAGCTTCAAAACCCGATTTAACAGGTAGAGTTATAGAACCTATACCAAAAGGTAACACAGATATAAATACAGCTACAGCGTAAGGCTAGTAGCTTTTTTAGACATCTAGGGGGAAAAGACATGAATGTAGATTTAACGGTTTTAGTTGGATTAGTTAGTACACTTTTAGGTATTGTAGTAACTGTTTTTAAACTTAGAAAAGATGATAATAAAGAAATTAAAGAAAAAGCCATAAATGAAAGCAAAGTAGGGCAAGAAATATTTTATATTTCTAAAAATATAGAAGATATAAAATTTAACCAAAGAACTTTTACAGAAGAAATTAAAAACATTAATGATAGATTAATAAAAGCAGAAGAAAGCATTAAAAATGCACATATAAGAATAGACCATATAGAAGAAAAAGGAGGATATTAAAAATGATTAATACAATATTAGCACAAATTACACCCGATATTTTAACAGCCTTAGGAGTCGCTGTGGCTGGTTTTCTTGTTACAGTAATAAAAAAGCTTGGGGATAGTGGTATAAACTATTTAGAAAGCCATAGAGCGTTAATAGAACATACTTTACAAACAAATAAACATCAGCAAGAAATCCAAACAGCTAAAGAAGTATGGCATATGGTAGATGAAAAATTTAGGATAACAGATGATTTAAAAGAATTACTTAAATCTAAAGCAGATGAATTTGATAAAATTCTTTTAAATAAATTCCCGTATCTAACACAATCCGAAATAGCAGATATTAGACAAGCTATAGCTGGAGAAATAAATAAAGGTAAAGATGAGTTAAATAAAGATTCTTTACAAGAACAACAAGCTAAAATTATGCAACAAAATAATCAGTTGCTTACAGAAAATAGCCAACTGAAAAACAAAATAGAACAATTACAAAATGTTATCAAATAAGATGTATACAAATCAATTTATTATGTATACATCTTTTTAAATATAAATTTAATTATTAAGGAGTGATTTTATTATGAAGATAGCAATTAGAGGTGGACACAATTTTACAGTACCAGGAGCAAGTGCTTTGATAGATGAAACAACAGAGGACAGAAAAATAAAAGATTCTGTTATTAAATATTTAAAAATGGCTGGGCATGAGGTTATAGATGTAACAGCACCCGATTCATGTGATACAGTTTTAAGTGATTTAGAGTATGGCGTTAATATGGCACAAAGAGAGCAAGTAGATTTATTTATGTCATGCCATTTTGATAAGGCGTATGATAGTTATAATGGTGCTTTAGGTACTGCATGCTGGATTTTAGGTACTGGAGGTGAAGCCGAAAAAATAGGTTTAAGAGTATGTAAATCTGTTTCAGATGGAACTGAATTTAAAAATAGAGGTATACACATAGACCCACGCCTTTATGAACTCAGGAAAACAACAATGCCAGCCATCATCTGTGAAACTTGTTTCTGTGAAGCAACAGAAGATGTAAGAATATATCATAAATGTGGTGCTGATATAATTGGTAAATTAATAGCAGATGGGATAAATGGAAGTGATATAATAGTTCCCCAAACACCAGCAGATGATTTAAATAATATAAATCAAGTATCACAAACAGATGATTCAACATTAAAACAAGACGTAAATAAACCAGCAGATATAAAAAATGAAGATACTTATGGCATAGTAACCGCAAGTGTTTTAAATGTAAGAGATAAAGCTTCTATAAACGGTAATGTAATAGGTACTTTAGGAAAAGGAACTAAAGTTAAATTATCAACTAAAATAGGTGATTGGTGGAATATATACTATGGAGAGCATGAAGGATTCATATATTCAAAATATATAAAAATCAGCTAGGTAAGTATACTTACCTAGCATATTCATATATAAAAATATTTAATTATTAAAAAGGATATTCTACAACTATTGAATCTTTACTAGTAAATAAAGTAAGCTGATCTCCGTATT